GTCTTAAAGGCATTAGCCGATGGGAAGATTACAATGGACAATCTTCAAGCATCGCTAGATAAGATGCACGAAATAAGGAAATCTTATAAGTAGATGTCGGGCGACTCCTACTACATACCAAATAGGGATAGTGCGGATTCTCGCATACCCTCCGGTGAATACAAAGCTATGATATGCGACATAGAAGTTATGAAGGATATGCGTTGCGGGGGATTCATAGCTGACGTATTCAAGCCGGTCTATCGTATCAAGCATTCAGAATACGATGGAACAGAAATAAAAGATAGCGGGCTTTTTAGATATAAAGAAGTACAAGGCTATCAATTCAAGCCAAACCGTAATTGGGGATTTGCTAAGTTCTGCCAAACTCTTGGCATACAAAAGAACGATAAAAACAAAATGTCTTTGCCTTACCTTCAGCTAAGTATGCTAACAAACATAGATATAATTATTGATGTTACTTACAAGAGCTTTGTAAATAAAGAAGGCATCAATGTTAGCTACCCCGTAGCGGTACTAAAAAAGAAAATAGAGGAGGTTCCGTTTTGATACATTGGAACAAACTTAAAATTCAGCCAACAGATGACATGACAGATGCGGATGTCAGGGATTTTGTGGAGTGGGTAACAAAGAAAGCAGAAAGACTTGGATTTAGTGTAGAGTTAGATTTATACAAAGAGTCTGGCTCTGGGTCCTCAGAAGCAGTAAGCCCCAACCCGTTGGCTACCAATGAAAGCGATTAAAGTTATCTTGAATCAAGGACAGCTAAAAGATATTACCAAACAGGTAAGAGACGATGGAGGTGCAGACTATCGGTTTGATGTAAACCTTTTGGAGGGTAAGCTGTCCGAAAATAAATGGGCAGAGATGCTAGAGACCATTGAGTTTAAGAAAGATTACAAGGCATGGGACACGGGCAATATAGCTGTAGAATACAGCAATAATGGAAAGCCTAGTGGTATATCTGTCACAGAGGCTAAGTACATTGCTTATGTTCTTGTAGATGAGAAACAAAATGAGAACATAGCATTCTTTGTAAAGACAAAAGTATTTAAAAAGATGTGTCGTAAATATTTAAGGCACCCACAAAGAGATATAAAAGGTGGTGATAATTTTAGCTCTAGTTTGATTTTGCTGCCGATTAAAGAATTATTAAATCCTAAGTTTATATTTGAATCAGATGATGATGAGAAAGAATGGGAGTACGGCTGTAGAGGATGTGACTTCAAGTATTTATCTAAGTCAAAGACACTATTCAAGCTGTGCCCACAATGCTTAGAGAAAGATAATAAAATTAAGATGGAGATATTTTGAAGAACAAACACAAGACCAATAACAAAGACAGAGATAAGCAGATTACACACCTGTTTGAGCGAGTGTATGGCTTAGGGCAAGAATTGCGAATGGTAAGAACACTATTAGAAAACTATATAATATGGAATGGCGATGTCGAAAAATTCACAAAATACTTACAAGAAGACCAAGAAAAAAGAGAATCAGAGGCGGGGAAGAAGAAACCGTCAAAGAGGAGCGGAGCTACAAAGACAAGCAGTAAATCTAGCTAAAGAATTTAAACTAGAGGCTTTCAATCGAGATAGAGGTGGAGCGCAACACGAGATGGGCGACATAGAGATTGAAGGTAACTACTACGGATGCAAAAGAAGAAAGTCTATTGCGACTTGGGTAAAACCAGAGAAGGAAGAAGTGGGCGTGGTAATACGAGAAGATAGAGGCGCACCATTTATTGTGGTCCCGCTAGAGCACTATTTATTTTTAGTGTCACTTAGTAAAGAAAAGATTTAGCGGGAAAGATTAGCAAAAGAAAAAGTTGGTTGGCGCTAACTAAAACTTTGAACAATCTGTGGCGTAAAAGTAGCCCGCTAAAAATTAACAAACGAAAGGAGCCAAGAATGGCATTTGAACATAAACCAAATACTGCTACGGTATTTTTTAACGGAAAGAAAAGCGGTGATAACCAACCTGATTTCACAGGAAAGGGTAAAGTTGGGAATAGCATGATGGAGTTCGCTATGTGGAGAAAGAAAACTCAGAAGGGTGATGAGTATTTTTACATGAGTTTTAAGGAACCATCAGAGAAATTCGGCAATAAAAAGAGTAATGACGACCCTTTTTAGAAAAAGCTTGAATAAAGGCTGTAATGGGGGTAATTTCGCATTATCCCCTACAGCTATATATTGTATCAAAATATTATTTTTATCGTCATATAAGCTAAATTAGGGGGTGTTTTTGTCCGCAAGTTTACAAAAAAATACAGAAAGTAAGTCATTGTTTATAAAATGTCCTTTGATAGATTCTAAGTGCGCAATGTGCGGAGAATCTAGCTGGAATCCCATGACGGACACCTATGATTCTAAAAGTTATTTACATTGCGGAATGGTTTCAGGCTACGAAACAAGAGTCAATTTATTAGAAAAGTGTTGGCTTGAAATGGAAAAGAAAGAACAGGCTAAATTTAAAAAGCAAAAGAAGAATGAATACTATGCTTTAAATCCTAACAAGATGAATGCTACCCCTGTTAAGGGTTTATCTGTTTCTTATATTTAGTTAGTAGTCTTTGATTAATAGCTTCTGGTCCTATATCCTCATAGGTCAGTATTCTTTCTGGAAAAGAATTGTTCCATTGTTTTATTAATCTATTAGCGAAAGCATCGTCTCCATCTATCATAGCATCCAGAATCTTTGCACGAGTTCTTCCCAATCTAAACTTTACATAGTCCTGCCTTTGTTTTGGGGTCTCAAACCTTTCCAAGACTCTCCTAGCTGCACTACCTGCCATAGGCGCTATGTTTCTTACACTTCTCTGTAAGGTAATTCCGGTCGGTCCAAAAGTTTCAATATCTGTTATTAGCTTTTGCAAAGCAGTATATGCTTTACCTGCGTCCTGTATGATTGCAGGTTTAGCTGCAAACTCTAAAGCTCTCCATCTACTTTCACTAGCAAGAATATCCCCAACTATTCCCATAGCACCTACTGAAGCTAGGCTGTCTATATAATCTGCAAGTGTAAAATTTTTACCATCAATAGAGTAGGTATAACCTTCACTGTATACGTCTTTAGCTGTGCCAATCTCTTGACCAAATATACTATTGTCAAATTTTCCTGATAATAAGTCAGCCAATCCATTCCTAGCCCAGCCTACAAACTGACCACCTGCAAACCCAGCTATGCCAAGCCTTAAAAGTATTGCTAGATTTCCTTGACTAACTTCCTTTCTAAGCTCTCCTTGTAACCACTCAAACTGTCTATATCCAAATCTTTTAAACAAAACAAAAGGTTGGAATCTGGGGTCGTTAAAAAAAGCTGGCTCTCTGAAGACATTCTTTTGCAACTGAGTATCTCTAGCAAATTCATACATTGCACCAGCTAGGTTTTTTTGTGTGAGTTTTTTATTAATATTTTTAATGCCCATCTGTTGTAAGTTAGTCTTAGCCCATTCTCTTCTAAGTTTGCTAGAAGATGTTCTAGCTATTTTTTGCCATCTTAAGGCAGCCTCATACCCTGTGTATGCAGATATTAATTTATTAGCACTGTTTATTCCTTGGAATCCACTTTTTCTAGTTAAAAAATCTGCTGCTCTTGCCGTAAAAGACATATCATCTGGATTAAAACCAACAAGCATGGCGTTTAATTCTAAGCCGTTTTCACCTGCATACTTTCTTATTCTTTGTCTATAAAGAGTATTGGTCAAGTAATTATAAGTACCTTTTATGAATGGCGCATAGCCTGTCTTTAATACACTAGATATAAAAGGCTGTGTGAGGTTTGGTATTGTGGCAAACCCTAAACCTATCTTAGTTGCGACTTGTATATTGACTAAATCATTAAATATATTTTTTGTTGAGGGGCTCCAGTTATAGTTTTTATCTAGCTCTATAGACCCTGTTATTGCTCCTAATGCCTTGTAAAGAATCTCACCTTCCTTGTGCCCACCTAAGCTTTTTAGAGCGTTAATCTTGTCATGTATAATCTCTCCATTTACACCAGCGTTCTTAACAAAACCCTGTCTCTTTGACGCCTTACCTATGTATTTTGTAAGTACAATACCAGCATCTTTTTCATAAAAATAATCTGGTAAACTAATTGGTTTTCTATTTACTTCTAAATTTTTAGCAGTAAATACAATATCTTTAATAGCTTCTCCTCTTAAAACTTCAAAAGCCCTAGAGTTTGTAGAAGGCAAACCTAAACTGGTAAGTTCTCCCTTGATATGCTGTATAGCCCTTAACGTATCATCAGATATTTTTTGATTATTCAAAGCGTTCGTCAATCTTTGTTCAAAACCGGGTCGCTGTTCTAGTTGAAACTTCATAATATCTATATCAAAATCACCACCAAGCTTTGCTATATCGTCCCTTACTTTTTTAAGTAAGTCTCCTTTTATCATTTTTGAAAGGTAAAAATCTTCATAAGAAGCAACAGGAACTCCTAATTCTTTTGATTCATTGTATATCTCATCGAGTATTTTTCTATAACCTTTTACTCTGTTTTGAGCTTTTGGGTTTTGCAAGTCTTCAGCTAGCTGTATTCTTTCTTCTTTATTTAAGTTTTTTATACCCTTGACTCTTTTACCCTGCCTAGTAATATAAACAGCTTCTCGTGTTAGTTTGTAATCATACCTCCTAAGAGACTTTGCTCTGTCTATGTCTATGTTCTGTATTACTCTTTGAATATCTTTAAAACCAACTTGAAACTCCGGAGCTTTAACCCTTGATGTTATTGGTAAAGTGCTAGTCAATATTTTATAAGCAAAATCTGGCAAAGCTTTTTTAAATATAGAATCTCCGGACCATTCTGTTATATCCATGCCTTGGTCTCGTAAGCTTTTCATAGATTTTTCTAGGTAGTCTATCCTTTCAATATCTCTTAGTGTTTTTAGCCGTGCTTCATAATTATCTTTAATTAAGTCGTAATTTGTACTTACTACATCTTTCTTTTTTGTAGACCTATTTATAGATTTTTTTTGAGGAAAGTCCTCTCCTGCGTTTCTATTTATTATTCTTAGTAAAGTGTCTTCTGATATGTTATTTTCTTTTACAAGTTTAAATGTCCTACCCCTAATAGTGTCGTCTACATTCTTACCTTTTGAATCTTGAAAAAGCCTAAAGCCTCCATCTTTTGTACTAGCAAAGAAAGCAGACCTAGATATTTTTTCTATTTTATTAGTTCCAACTTCTCTAACAGATATATCTTCAGCATTAGCCTCATCGAAAACATCTTTAGTTAGTTTAACTTTTCTTTTTCCATCAGTCCATATCTGACCCGCTAGGTCTTTTTTAAGTTTTACTTGCAGTTCTGATTCTGCTGTAGACCTGTAAAGAGTTTCTAATTCTTCTGGTTTTAGATTTCTGCTTCTTGGATTGAATATTCTTTTTGCTGCTGCGGTAGAAAGAGTAAGACCGCCTATAGTTCCAGCTGCCCTAATGTATCCTTCTGCTGTAGGTAGTTCACCTTCAAGTAAAATAGGCTCTGCTGTACCAAATACACCAACCTCGGTTCCTTTTTCTACAGCAAAGGCTGTTCTTTTTCCTAAGCCTTTGTCTTTTGCAACAGCTTTTGAAGTCACACCTAGTGCAGCGCTAGCTCCTCCCAATGCACCACCAACAGCTGCGTCTTTTAAGGTTCTAGCAAAGTCTATATCACCTTCAGTAACTTGCTGTCCGAGGGCAGACTGTAAACCAGAATAAAAACCAAGACCAGTAGCCCCAGTTACAGCTTTGTCTCTTGCCTGATTAAATACTCTTGTGGATGCTTTTTTGACACTTTGCTCTGCCGCTTCTTTGCTCAAACCTGATTTTACCATAGCGGCAACTGCTTTTTTTGAAGAAGCTTTTAACGCTAAACCTCCCACGCCGCCACCTAATGCCATAGCAGCAAAATCTGTAGGAGTTAAAAAGCTTACAATTCCAGCGCCAATATCTTCTAGCATACTAGGATTATAATTAACGTCAGTCTTGAAGACAGGCTTACCGTTAATAATTTCTTGAGCCATCCCCTCTATACTTTGGTTGTAGCCCTGTTTTACCCAGTTTGGTAACCACCTACCCGGAATAAAACCATATAGCTTTTCGTCTTTAGGCTTGCCGCCCCCTATCCCTTGTAAAAACTGTAACTCTTCTGCATTTATTTTAAAATTAGCCATTTACATTAAAGAGTTGGAAAACCTCTTTCTGGGCTTAAAATACTTGTCGCACCTTTATTCTGACGTATAATTCTGTTTGCCTCAGATAAGCGAGATTGTTGTTGTCTTATTTCGTCGTCCAAAACGCCAACATTTAGCTTAAGTTGCTCTAGTCTTTTTTGGTCAGCATTGCTTAACTGCCCTACTCTTTGTGTCTGCTCTAATCTTTTGATTTGATTGTTCAAGGCAGCTCTTCTATTAGAAGCTAAGTCTCTGGCAGCTCTGGCTTTTGTACCTGCTTGCTTGGCTTCAGCATCCGTTAAACCTCTTTGCTTGGCAATATTTGAAGATTCTACTCTTAAGTTATTTTCATATTCTTCTATAAAATCGTCAGACAAGATATCTTCTAAGCTTTGTGCACTAGCAGGTGGTTCCTCATCTTTTTGTTCTGATTGAACCCCTCTGTATTGGTTACTAGCATCGCTTATAAATTTATTATATCTTTCTATGATTTGAGCTGACTGCTCTGGGGTAGACATGGGGTTTAATAGAGCTGTCTCAAATGCTTTATTTTGAACTGCAAAACCGGGAACATCCATAAGTTCGGAAAGCGTTACTGTTTTTTCTTCTAGAGCGTTCTTCTGAGATTGCACGACTGCATTGTACTGAGGGGAGCCAAACTCTAATTTTTTTAACAGGTTAGGAGCTTCTAAAAGTATTTGGTCACTATCTGTAATTCCTTGAAAATTAGAGATTGATGATTCTATGTCCGCCTCTCTGTCGCCTTGTGCGTTTAGCTGGTTAGCTAATTCTGTTTGCCCATATTGTTTAGCAATCGCTGCTTTTTGATAAGGTTCGTCAACTTGATTTATTAAAGTGTTCATCAACCTGTTTCTTGCTTGTTCTTTTTGAAATTGAAACTGCTGTTCCTGTCTTTTGTTTTGAATTTGCAACTGTCTTTGGTTGGCTTCAAAATTTCTTTGGTCAATGGCTAGTTCTTTATTTCTAACATCTTGCCTTTCTCTGGCTCTTATGGCTTCTCTAGCAATACTATCTAAATTTCCGATACCCCTTGCTAGGGTAGGTATTAAAGTGTCACCAAATTCTGGTCTATGTCCGGGCATTTTTTACTCCTTGTAATCTTTTATCCACCGTATCTACGCCTTTCATCTCTGTCTCTTTGTCTGTTGTACTCTTCTTCCGCTTCTTGTACAGTAATGTTTTGTTCGTTAGCTATAGCTAGTATATCTTCAGGTGCAGTTTCAGTCGTTAAATCTTGTGAAAGGTTTGTTCCAAACTCAAACTGACCTGACCTTTCTATGTCTCTAATAGCTCCAAGTAAATCAGCTTGAAACCCTTCTATAACTCCACGTCTTTGCCTAGCAATATCTGTTCTTAAATCTCCTAATGAGGTAGCCATTTGCCTTTGACCTATACCACTTCCAGAAAAGCCTCTTTGTCCTGCCGCTTGCATAGCTTGACCTCTCATGTCTCTTAATGTTTGCTGACCAGATGTTTGTATATCTCCTAGTTGTTGTGCGTACCCCATACCAAACTGCGGTAGCTCACTCATATATTGTTGCAGTTTAGGGTCATTTGCTATATCTTGCATACCTAACTGCCCTAAAGCGCCTTGTATTGTCATGGCAGTGCCATACCCGGGAGCCGTGCTTGGTGGCAAGGTTGGGGGTGGTGGGGGTGGTGGGGGTGGAGGTATTGGTAGCGGATTTTGCATAGCCCCTTGACCAGCACCGCCAACTTCAAACCTATCTATTTCAAAAGGGTCTAACATTCCACCTACCTGCATTTGTGGCAACATCATACCCAAAAGACCGCCACCTCTCATCTGAGGTAACATAGGTCCTATAAAAGAAGGTCTTTTTTCACCTGTTATAGGGTCTATTAAATCATCTATTGGTTGAGATAAATCTCTAGGTAAACTAAAGGGAACATTTAAATCTAATGTTGCTGGCAAGTCTGGTAAGTCCATATTCTCAGGCAAATCTAAAGTAAAATCCAAATCTTCTAACGGTACAAAGTCGGTAATAGTTTCATCAACAGTTTCTTGTAAAAATCCTAAGTCTGAAGGGGCAACTCCTGAATCGTAAATATTCTCAGGTGCTAGTGTTCTAGTTCCAAGACCTAGCTCATCTTTTATACCCGGTAGATTCGCAGCTGCGCTTGTAGCAAACTTAGATATGCCGGTTGCCAGTGCTCTCTCACCTAGGCTACTTTTAAAGTCATCTATACTGTCTTGCAAGTCTCCTCTGTCTTGCTGTAAAAATCTGCCCTCACCAACATTTGTGCCTCGAAAAGTGCTTTCTCCTAAGAGTTGACCAAGCCCAGCTCCAAGACCGCTACCTATGGCTCCACCTAATGCAGTCCCTAGTCCGGGTATCGGAATCAGAGAACCAGCCAATGAACCCAGACCACCAAAGATTGTGCCAAGACCTTGAGCTCTAGATTTTTTACGTGCAGCTTCCTGCTGTTTTCTTTGTAGTTCTCTCTGCTCGCCTTGCACTGCTCTTTCTAAATTAGAACGAGCAATCCTACCACCTAACTGGTAATTGGTAGGTCTGCCTGTCATACCGCCACCGTATAGTTCCATTAAACTGTTTGCCATATCAAGTCCTCGTAAATTCTATAAAATGCCAAGCGCCTAGCTCTTTTCTGTATAGCCTTAGCTTCCCATCGGGTGTCTTTACAATTCTTTCTTCGCCATCATTGCCAGAATTACTAGCGGGAAACCCTATCTGTAATTTAGCCTTTACACCTTTTGAATTGTATAAAAATCTTTT